CCAGGGCAACACGCGTCATTCCATGACGTAGAATCCTTCTCCCAAATCTGCGTGGCGTTAGCGACGCTATTCAGGGGACTTAAATGTCAAATGTACAACCACCAATCGGTAACGGAACGTTTATTAGCCCTACTACTCTTATTAAGGAGTACACCACTGGCAATCTGATTCAACAGATTAACGGTGAGCCCTTTGAGGAAAGTTTCTCAACTTCTCATTGGGGCGGGACTAAAACGCCAAATTACCAACAGCTCAAAAACCGGGGTGCCATAATTCCACATAATTCGTGGAAGCACGACCGGGCGACCAGCACTTATCAATCGGGAACTATGTCCTTAGTTAATACTTCGACGAACCGGACTACGGAAGTAGACCATTACATCGAAGATTGGACAAAGCCGAGCGACGAGTTATTTCCGGAGCATATCCCTTGGGACCGTAAAACGGACTTTGGGAACCTGCTCCAGTCTGCTCAGAGGAAAATCGAAGAGAAAAATCAATTCGATGTTCTCACTTTTGTAGCTGAATTGGGGTCAGTCAGACGAATGGGTACAAGGCTATATAGCTTTTTACGCAACGCGTCAACTCGGCGGGAAGCATTCCGTTTATGGGATGTTCCGTCTTGGTGGCTCGAAGCGCGCTATGGCTTACGACCTTTAGTCGCTGACTTGGTTCATTTGTATGACATTTTGAGGGCCGGTAAAGAGAAGCGCACGCGTTACAAAGAACGAGTAGGTACTTCCCGAAACTTCTTTGACAGTACAGAGAGTGAGCAAGTTTACTCTTCCTCCGTTTCGTCAATATGGCGATCGGAACGTACTACGCGCAACTCGCTCCGGGCCTCGGTAGTGATGGATATTGAATTAGCACTAGATGCTTTTGATATAGCCCCCACTGTCTGGGAATTAGTTCCGTTTTCTTTCCTAGTGGACCGATTTATTTCAATCGGCACCTATATCCGGAATGATGGACTGAATAAGACCAACACAGCGATGACTTCGTCCATTGGATTACTCCAAGAAACTGTAGTCAACAAAACTGTGTCGATCGGAAACAGTCCAAATACTGGATCGTACTCGTCTCATTTACAAGAGACTCGTACAACTAGGCAACGGATTCCTTATCAAGTTCCAACTAACCTTCGCCCATCTGTCTTTGTAGACAGTTTATTGGCTTTGGACGTTGCGGCTTTCTTGCATTCAGTACGAACGCAGGCGAGAAATCGAAGAAGACGGCGGTAAGACCACGGTCTCCAGCAATTCTTCGTCGGTTGGGAGGTCTAAACAACCTTCCTCCTCAACTCTAAAGCTCTAACCTTTAAGGAGAACCAAAATATGGCAGCTATGTCATCTGTACTAACTGTACTCTCAATGAGTGCAGGCCAATCCGCATACGCGTTTGCGAGTCACACGGCTCTGAGCATTAAAAAGCTCATCCAGAAAACTCGTATTGCGCCGTCGGACGGTAAGGTCAGTGAGAATTCGGTCAATGTCGTTTTCACGGCAACCGATGCGGATGGGGCAGTTTACCCTAATCCAATAAGCATTAAGGCCACAGTCAGAGTCCCACGCGGTGCTCAGTCATCTGAAGTAGATGCTGCGCTCGCCGCCTTCCGCGATGTTATTGCGGGAGACGAGTTCACTGACACCGTTGATACGTTTAACCCTTTAGTTTCTTATTCGGGTTAAGGTCTAGTACTTAGACCAATGATCATACGGCAAGCCTTACGGTTATTACTATTTTTATGGAATAGCCTTCTCAACCCTAAAAGGGGAGCTTCTTATGAAGACTCTGATCGAACCTTTCGTCATTGCACAGTCGTTATTATACGACTACAACCATGCTCTACCACAAGATGTGAAAAACAAAGTAAGCGGGGCTTTACGTGCCCGTGACCTACGTTGCATTACATCTTGCTCTGACTTCGTCGATGCAGCTCAGCATCCATCGGCATTTGTGGCACTGCGGCAAATAGAGGCATTGTTCAAGAAGAACACTTCCTTTAAAGCTACAGACTACGAGCACACCACCCTATCCAGTTTTATAAAAGGAGAAGAGTTGTGTTTCGAAACTAACCAACGCTTAAACTTGAACACATTCAACTGCTCTGCAGTAAAGCGAATGCGAAAGTTCATTAGGCGTGTGTTAGGTTGCCACTCCGACTTCCTCAATGAATTACCTGAGTTAGTCAAAGTTACAAATGGAGCTACACGTTCTATGCCACGATCCAAATCTCACGCCCACCGTAAGGTGGCGATTGATGGTGAGTGCACCCCTCGAGCCTATAAATACATCAAAGCTCTTGGGAGGTATTTTGGAATTGATTCATTTGATCCCAAAATAGTAAGCACTAACCGTGTGACCGTGGTACCGAAGAACTGGAAGACAGGAAGAACTATCGCATGCGAGCCGGTACACAATGTGCCCGTTCAACTCGCGGTGGATTCCTATCTCAAACAGCGGCTTCTACGTTTCGACGTAAATCTCCGCGACCAGTCCATAAATCAAGAACTGGCCCGAAGGGGTTCGATAGATGGCAGTTATGCCACTATTGACCTTGAAATGGCTAGTGACTCTCTAGCGCTAGCAACGGTGCAAATGTTGCTACCCGACGACTGGTACGCTTTCTTTGAAGCGTTTCGGTCGGCCGCTTATGAATTTCCAAGCGGGTACCGGGGGGTGTATCACAAATTCTCCTCCATGGGGAACGGATACACCTTTGCATTAGAGAGCTTGATTTTCGCGTCCGTGTGTTATGCAACAGGTAGCAATAGTTGGAACGTCTATGGTGATGACATTATCATAGACACCCCTAACGCTAACCACTGCATAGCATTACTCCGCTTAATTGGTTTCAAAGTGAATCATAACAAAACCTTTCTCGCGGGTCCCTTTCGGGAGTCCTGTGGGGCCGACTGGCTTAATGGCAATTTTGTCACGCCGTTTTATTTGCGAGAAGCTGTTGTCCATAATTGGACTCTAGCTCATCTTGTGAACGGAATGGTGCTCAGTCAATCGGTGTTTGGTCGAACAGGACAGCTATTGCTTGAAAAAGCCGTTAGCTGCAACGTCCTGTTTGTTCCATACGATGGTAACTCACTTAGTGGTGTTTGGATCCATCCGAACGCCGCTTACCAAAGTGGTATACTCAAGAAGAAAAAGAATCGTCGAAACTGCAGTTCCGCCCTCTTTTGTAAGAGGTACGTACCTGTAAATAAGACGAGGAAAGTCCCATGGCACTCTGGTGCCCTCCTACTTTGGTACTTCTCCCGGAATGGGGGAGTACGATCAGATGTGTGGCGTAAAACACCGCTGCTGATTAGCTTTATGCTTCAAGGCAGAATGGACTCGATTAAAACCGAGTTAAAAGACCTATTTTCTTCCGAAGTAGAGACGTCTTCGTTTCCTGTAGGCCATCATGGCTACAGAAAGAGACAGATGCGTTGGCATATGCCATCTCATGAGGTACCTGCATCATGTTATGATGTGGGTAGCTACCTTACCGCCTTATGGGCCGAAAGGTAGTTTCTC